CTCAGAGTCTACACTAACCAGTCTTGCTCCGGGAGATGTTGCCGAAATTAGATATTTTGACAACACCCGCCCCGCGCTTGTTGATATCATGAGCGCCAGTCTAAATGCATCAAGCACGTCGGCTACCTTATCGCCAGTTTGGTCAGGAGGAACGTTAACAGCACCATTCTTCATCGAGTCCACAGACTACAGCGACAACAAGTACTACTGGCGCGTCGATGCGGACGTAAGCAACGGCGATAATAGTATTTCGTTGGTGTTCGATCTTGACGATTCTTACGATAACAGCCCAGACGCCTACTTTCCCCACGCTGGCAGTGGCACCGGTCCGCAGGCTCTAGAATCACAGTCCGGAGGGGCTTCCGTTGCCGCCGTTCTGACTCGTGCGAGCGACTTTAACTCGGACGCTGACGTTACAAGCGGAGCGTTCACGTTTGTAGAGGAAGGCACCGTTAATGATAACGCTGGGTTCGTGTTGATTACAGCACAGCCAATCACCCTAAATACGACGGCGCTTGATTTTGAGCAGTTCAACGGTGCGGAAAACATTACCGCAGGCGATGGTCTGGAAAAGTCAGGCAATGTGCTCTCTGTTGATCTTAAGGCAAACTCTGGTCTTGTTATTGACAGCGGGGAGGTTGCGGTCAACCTAAGTGCAAGCGCAATCACCGGCACCTTGGCAGTTGGTGATGGTGGTACTGGGCTGTCTACTGTTGCTTCAGATCATTTGATCTATACGTCTTCGGCGGACACTTTTGCTGCAGCCTCTCTGACCGCTGCTGGTAGAGCTCTTCTCGATGACGCTGACGCGGCGGCTCAAAGAACAACATTGGGTCTTGGAACTTCTGCTGTTGTTGATGTGGCTTCTGCTGACGGCGCAGCGGCAAACAGCAAAGTCTTGCAGGTTGCTGCCGCTGCAGGCTTGAATAGCGGCGACCTGCTTGCTATCGATGGTTCAGGTAACATTGTTGCCGGTTCTGCTGGTGAGCAGGGCACTGTGACAAGCATTGCTCTCGCTGATGATGATGGCGACGATACGACAGCCGTAACAGACGCTGGCTCGATTGTCGTTAAGGGAGGCGGCACTAATAGCGCAATCACAACTAACGTTGCTGCAGGGGCGTTAGAGGTTATCGTCGCAGACGCCAGCACAACTCAGGCTGGTGTTGCAAAGAAGGCGAGCAGCACAACCATTTCGGGTGCAAACGTTTTCGTTGGTTTCGATGCTGCTGTTGGAGGCTCTTCTCTTGGTCAAGGGATTATGCCTTTGATTAATTCTGACGGTGAAATCATCTTTGATACCGCGTCCACTGGTTTTTACAAGAACACCGCTGGATCGGGTGAGTTTACATCTCTTGATGGTCATGACCTTGAGGGTCCGATTGTTAAGAATGCTGATGTTAGTGGTCAGAGTGCGTTCCTTGATGGCTCTGGTGCAAGCGGAAGCCTGCCTGCTACCGTTGCCGCTCTTAAAGGCATGTACGCTTATGATCTTGGCAGTGCGGGTTCAGACGTAAGCTTGAACCTTCCTACCTCTGTTTCGGCAGCAGACATTGGTGCTACTGTCACCTTCAAGGTCCAGGGGCTTGCGTCAGGACGAAAGTTAACCATCAATGCGGGATCCGTAGCGGGCGGCGCAAAGATGCTAATTGACGGAAGCTCTGACGCTGACAATGCCTCAGTAGACTTGGATCAGCCTCGGCAGTCCATAACTCTACACTTAACGGCAGTGTTGGCGGGTACCGCAGAGTCAACCAGCGTTATGTGTTGGTCCGTAATCTAGTGAATAGGAGACTCCCCCTCTTCGGAGGGGGAGGTTTTTGTTATGGACCCGATGTTAAATGCATTTGTCGATCTGGGTGCTCTGGGTGCGATTGCGGGCGCTATGTTTTGGATGAACGCAAAGCTGCAGCAAAGACAGGACCGCTTGCTGGAGAAGTTTACTCAGCAGGTTGCAGAGCAAGAGCTTAAACACCAAAAGGCTGAAGAAAACATCCGAGATAGATACGATCAAATCGTGCGTAGGTACGAGGAGAGAATCGAGCGGGTTTATTCTAACGTTGTAGAGGTTCTCAAAGAGCACACCCTCCTTCTTGAGCAGATTCGCTCAACCCTTGAAAAGAAAGACTGAAAGGAACCCCCGCTCTGTGGGGGTCAACCTTTATCGCTTCCCCTATTGCCTTAATCGCTTTATAATTAGAGTAATCGTCAAGGAGTCTTTATGCCTATTGTTTCGTGCGAACTAGATGGTCGTCCGGGCTTTCGCTGGGGAGGGTCAGGAAAGTGCTACACTTATTCGGAGGGTGATCCAGAGTCCATGCGGGTTGCCCGTGCTAGAGCGTCTGCTCAGGGGCAGGCTGCATACTCCGCAGGATACAGGGAGGCAGTAAAGCTGCCTAACTATGTTGTCTCCGCTCTGAAGAAGGGTCTGGAGCTCCACAAAGATGGGTTTAGCGGGGACGGTCTCGTGGCGGCAACAGTCAGAAGCGCGACGACGGGTGTTAATAGTGGCGAGTGGCCCGAGGATAAGATCATTAGGGCTGCTGCTTGGCTGGCGCGTCACGCTGATGACAGAAAGCTTGTTAGCGGCAAGGATTGGTCTGACCCTCCCACCCCTGGTTATACAGCATGGCTACTATGGGGCGACTCTGGTGATGGGCGCGGAAGAAAGTGGATTCAAACAATGGCGGATAGGCTAAAGGCTAAAGACGAGGGCGTATCTGAAGCGCCAGGAGATAAGGCTCAGTCTACGCCTGCTCCCCCTGAAGACAGAATAAAGGGCGGACGAAACACGGGTCGCGGAAAAGCGAGCGCCCCAAGTCCCAAGTTTAATGATCGAACAAACGTTGCTCTTAAGAGATTGGTCAAGGGGCATAACGACTCCTTTGGGGATGACCCAAGAAAGAAGGTGACGTTGCCGATGTTGCGCAAGGTATATCTGCGGGGGGCAGGTGCCTATAGCACTTCTCACCGTCCAGGGGTATCGAGGGCAGCGTGGTCCTTTGGTAGAGTGAGGGCTTTTCTCAAAATGTTAAAAAATCTAAAACCTGATGACCCAAAGTACAATGGACCAGATAACGATCTATTGCCTGCGGCTCATCCATTAAGTTCAAAGAAGAAAAGGAAAGAGCAGATGAATGCTGAAGAAGGAATGTATTACAAGTATGAGGGACACGGCAAACTGCATGAGGGCAACTTTGGGATGAAGTTTGTTGCTCTCCGTCATGCACTTGGGGAGATGCTTCATTACTATATGGCTAAAGAGATTCGGGATGATGATGTTGCTGCTAAGTATGTAGAAGATATGGGCAAGATGATAGACGCAGCCAAGGCCATGCCTGAGCACGGTGAAGCAGCCAAGTCGAGTTTTTATACTTTGATGTCTATGGTTTCAGATGTTCTGGGAAACTGGATGGAGCGAGATCCGGGCACCGCTGGGGGAATGATGTACCATTCACTCCGCATGATACAAGATAGGTTCGAGGGGAAGCCTGCTCGCGAGCCCCGGGATCATCGTGAACCCGCAGAGGGCGGCGATTACCCCTATGAGTCTAAAGCAAGCACTCTCGACAAGCTTGTCACTGAGGCTTCGGATGCTGCGAGGTCTGTATTGAAATATATTGCCGAGGATTCTCGTGACGCAGGCGTTAGGGCTAAGCTAGAAAGAAAGTGCGATTCGATACTTCTTGCTGCAGACAATACGAACAGGTCGGACGAAGAGCCTGTCTTGGCTTTACGGTCCGCGTTGAATCGTCTGAGGAGATAGAGTTGGCACAGGCTGCTCCGAGTTCTATAGAGGGAGGCTCGCTAAGCGCAAAGCAGAGAGAGCGACTTCAGGTAATGATAGACGCCGTCGCAAAGGCTGACCCGTCCAGATCAAAAGAATACGTTTTGAATCAGGCTCTTAAGTCTTTTGTCAAGACCGCGTTTCTTTCAAGAGGGCGCTGGACAGACAGGCAAAAGTTTAACCTGAATAATGGCGCAGGTCCTGTGGTTGTGCCTAGCTGGTCCCGTCTCGTTGATGTGCAGTGAACCTATCGATAAACCCTTGAAACTTTTACTGTTTTAATGTCTTGGCGGCTCTGGTAATATTATGATTATGGAAAAGCAAAACCTATTTGATGTTTGCGTCCAGAGGACGAATCTTAACGAGAAGTTCGTCGAGGGCGCATCTCGCATTGTCGAAGATGTGGAGGCTCTCAGCCTTGATCCCGACATTTATCTAGCAGCAATTCAGGCAGAGTTGGGTAGGGCTGGTCTTGTAAACAAGAACGGCAGAATCTATAAGGTGTCTGAGTTTGTTGGTCAAAATGCTGCCCTTCAGAACAGGCTCGAAAATGGAGAGTTCGTTGATGGGGAGCTCGGTCATCCAGAGGCGGGTGCAACTTTCGAGGTTCCTGCTCGTCTTGTATCTGTCTCAACGGTTGTGGAGGGGAACACGGCAAAGGCTGAAGGTGTCTTTGCTATTCTTAACACCACATCGGGAAGAGACCTGCTCACTTTATTTAGAGCCGGGATGGATGTCGGTGTTTCTTCTAGAGGCAGCGGCGTCATTGAGAAGCTTGTTCTCGATGAGTCGAGTGAGTTCATCGAAGCCAATCCAGAGTTCTTGGGCCGCTCGGTGGCACTTGTCTCTGAGTTTGAGCTTGAAACATATGATTTGGTTAGAGTTCCTAGTGCAGGAACGTTTGTAAAACGTGAGCGGCAAGATGAGTGTGAAGGCGCTGTCGAAGCCGTAAAGGAGTTAGAAATGAGCGATCAGAATATTGAGGTCGTAGAAGAAGCTCCAGCAACGGCAGTAGATAATGTCCAAGCTGAGAGCGATCCTTTAGCTATGCTCAATGAGTCACAGCGAGAGGTTCTTCTTAAGATTGTTGAGGCTGTAAGCTTCGAGAATCCAGAAGCTGCTAATGACAATCGTCTGGCAGAGGAGGTTGCTGCTCTTCGTGAGCAGCTTGACGTGGACCGTGAGCGCAGCAGCTTGAATGAGGCTGAAGTTACGGCTCTTCGCGAGGAGATTTCATCTCTTCGGAAGGAGAAAGAGGCTCGTGAGCTTTCCGATTCTCTTGCTTCGGCTATCGAAGAGAGCGTCGAGGGCAAGCGTTTCAGTGCTCTAGTTCGACGCGAGCTCAACTGTCTTGTTGAGTCTAGCATGATCTGCAGCCCTGATGCTGTTGCTCCTCATGCTGAGCGACTCTTCTCCATGATGGAGGAGGCTGCTACGCCAATCGCTGAGCCTGTTGTACAGGAAGCCATTGATGCGGAAGACGACGTTACTGAGGCTGTGTCTCAAGAAGAGGTCGTTGAGCCAGAAAATGTAAATGAGTTGAATGAACAATTAATCGCCCTTATTCGTAAACAAAATCGGGCATAACCGGAGGTAATAATGAACTTCTTAAACTTAAACGAGAACGCCCCTTCGCTCGTCGAAAAATGGGGTGATCACATTTCTGCCAAGAGTCCTGCCAAGCGCAAGATTGTTGCACGAGCTCTGGAGCGACAGTATCGCTTCATCCAAGACACCATGCGACGTGGCAACATCGCTGCTGTTTTCAAGGCTGACCGAGATATCTTTCCTCAGGTTTCTCTTTCAGAAAACATTGTTCCTGGCGACATTGCTACGTTCACCAAGCAGTCTCTTGCTATGGTAGACATGGTGTTTGAGCAAATCGTTATCGATCAGCTTGTAGACGTTCGTACAATGGACGGTCCTACAGCATTCGTTCACTCCATGGCTTATCAGCAGGGTGACGCCGGCTTGTACGGTGCAGGCACCAACTTTAACAGTGGTCTTGATCCAAACTATGCTGACTGTCCTAGCGAAGCTGAAACAGGCTGCGCGGCGGGTGCCGAGGTTGACTTCCAGCTTACGGCTACTACCGTAACTGCTGACTGCAAGCGATTGCAGGCTCGATACACCATCCAGGCTGAACAAGATCTTGAGAGCCAGTACGGCGAGAGCATGTCTGATCGACTTCGTAACTTCATGGCTACGGAGCTTCGTCGAGAGATGCAGGGCGAGGTCATTGACCAGCTCATCGCTAACGCAAGCACAACCGTTTCTTGGTCTCAGACTCCTGCTGGTATCTACGCTTCTCTTGATCCAAAGATTTACCAAGAGACACTTTATGATGCCATCCAAGATGCTGACAACGGTATCTTCAAGTCTGCTGACGGTTTCCGTGGCGCTAACTGGATTGCTGGTGACCCTGACGGACTCCTTTATCTTGAGCAGCTTCAGTCTTTCAGCATTACTTCTGATGGTGCTGACCGAACTGACAGCGTTCAGGGCAAGATTGATTCCTACAGCAACAAGTTTGGTGTTGCGAATCACCGATACGACATTTGGAAGATGCGCTTCATGCCTGAGGACACTTTGCTCCTGGGTGTTAAGTCTGACAACCCACAAGAGATTGGTCACATCCACGCTACTTACATTCCAGTAAGCGACTTGGGTGCGTTCCGTGATCCTCGAACCGCATGTGTTGACCTGGGTGTTATGACCCGTTACGGCAACGCGACGGTTCGTCCAGGCTTGTTTGCAGTAGTAAACATCACCGCGTAAACGGTTTTGTCTGGTATTAAAAGGGGAGGCTTAGGTCTCCCCTTTTTTTGTTTAGGGGTATCCAGCTTTACTCGCTTCTTGTATTGTTCTTACGCCAGGACTTATCCCACCTAAGCACCTGAGCACCAATACAACTAAGCGGGAGACAGCGGTGGGCGCGTCGTGCTGGACCCCATTTTTAAATTGGGTGCGCATGTCTTCAGTATTCGCAAAAACACATTCGGTGATTGTCCCGTGCAGAGGGCATTACGCCTATTTTAAAGATTGTCTTGCCAGCCTGTGCAAACAGTGGGTTTCGTTGGACGAGATTGTTGTGGTGATAGACAACGACATCGAGGCTTTACAAAAAGCTAAAGAGTTTATCGATGCAGCTCCACGGTCCCACACCAAGTGGAGGCTTGCGTATTTGAAAGAACATGGCGGCGTCTACAAGGCGCTAAACGTGGGGCTTTCTCTAGCCACTAGCGACGTGATTTCGTTTTGTGGTGCTGATGACATGTGGGCACCGCAGCGATCTGAGAACATCATGGTTTGTTTCGACAGCGAAAAGTCTGTTGTTAATACCTTTCACAGAACGATTGACTCTGAAGGGCGGCACCTTGCCTATGGGGAGGAAACGTTGGGAGGGGTGTTTTCTTATCATAGAAGCATGATTGCAAAGTTAGGAATGTTTCGGGAGTGGGAGTGTTCTGCTGATAGTGATTTTTATTATAGGGCTATGGCGGCCGGCGGGCATCGATGCATTCATCGGTCTTATTCATACGTCCAGAGGCGTCACTCAGATCAGTTAACCTCTAGGGATGAAACTAAGTTTGGGTCCGAGAAAAGGCTAAAGTATGAGGCAATGTGGAATGACGGAACGGTTCATCATTCCACTGATCTTGCTTCGTTCGACCTAGTGTTGGAGAGGGGATAGCGGTGCTTTATGAAGAAGAGGTTGTCGCATGCGTTGCGACGATGCCATGTCGAGCCGCTCAGTTAGAGATAGCCTGTGCCAGCCTTCTTCCTCAGGTGGATCGGATGTTTATTTATTTCAACGATTACGCAGAGGAACAAGTGCCAGAGTGGGCGGTCTGCGATCCCAGCATTACCTGGGTTACCTCTAATGAATGTCCTTACGGAGACCTGGGTGACGTAGGCAAGTTTTTCTTTTGCTCTCAAGAGATGAAGGATGTCTTCAGGATATCTGGAGATGTCTTTACCTTCGACGATGATATTGTTTATCCTGAATGGTATGTAGAGCAGACTCGCCAAAAGCTCTCTGAAGACAGTCTTTCTTGTTCTCTGCTGTCCTATCACGGGGCCATATTGCACAAGGGGTGTACTGATTATCATTCGCAGAAGACGATATTCGAGGTCAAGGGGGGCGTAGCCCAGCTTACGAAGGTCCACGTAGGCGGAACCGGATGCATGTCGTTTCGATCCTCTCTGTTTGCTCCATCCTTGAAGATGTTCCAGCACACAAATATGTCCGATATTTTTGTCGCAAAATGGGCTAAAGAAAACGGTGTAAATGTGTACGTTCTGCCTCATCAGGAAGGAGATTTTCGGATTCTTTTGGAGGCTCAAAACACCATCTTCGCCGCGACCTTTCGTGGGGACGGTTCCGAGAGAGATCGATCAGCGGAAATAAGAAAGATTGTCTCCTCAGTTCGTTGGCATGATTAGCTAGTCTCCGACTGTTAAAGGGCGAGAGTCGAAATACGCTTGATATGTATCCTTGTAACTTGGAGATGTTCCCGCTTCCTTGAAAACCTTTTGTCTCGGATGATTTTGAAAGTGGGTCTGGTAATTTGTTTTTGCAAGTCTAGCTATCTCGTCGTAACTAAAGTCTCTTTCTTTGGTCCCTCTCAACGTGTCGGGATGAGAGGTGAGTTGGGTGGGGTGCTTTCGGTAGGATAAGAGTAGTCGTCTCGACGAATATAGCCGCCCCCCGGCCGCGTAAAACCGTGCTCGATACTCGTTGTCTGATCCGCACCACCAGGGCCTGTACATACCTATGGTCTTTACCGTTGTTCCTGTGTACGCATAAGCTCCGCTTGGGCACTCTCGGTGAGGAAGGCTGCGTATTTCTTTTCCTTCTTCATCGATTCGGTTCATAAAGCAAGTGAACGCACTCAGAGAGTCGAGACGGTGACGGGCCATTCCTACGACTTCAGAAACTCTGTTTGGGTGCCAGATGTCGTCTGCATCCAAGTTAATAAAGAGGTCCGAACCAAGGCTGCATAATGCAATCCCCAGGTTCCTCGCTTTGTAGGTTCCCAGGTTTTCGGTCAGGCATATGTATGTGTCTAGAGAGCCAAACCGTTTTGCTGCCTCAAAGGTTTCCTCGCAACCGTCGCATATGACTATAGTTTTAAGTTCTGTTCCTTTGGGAATGTTCTGGCGCTCGATTGAAAGCAGCGCCTCTTCAATGTACCTTGCCGCCTTGAACGCAGGAACAATAATCGCTATCTTCATGCTCGCCCTCTAGGTTATTGTGGACTTCATTTTAACACCTGTTTCCGTTTTTCGTTGAGGAGAAAAGCATGAGGCAAAGCAAAGCCAAAGAATTCTATCGGGACCTTTTAAACGAGGACGAGCTGATGCGTTATTATCGGGGTAGGTTCGCTACCAGAAACGATATTATCGTGGAGCACGTCCTAAGGCTTCTGCCAGCAGAGGCTTCGGTAATAGATCTGGCTGCTGGTAGTAGCTATATTGCTGAGGCTCTCTTAAAGGATTCTCGGGTGAGGGGATATAACTGGAATGACTTTAACCCAAGGCTTCAGAGTCTGGTAAGGCGGCGAGTTGAAGACGACAGGATGACCATATCTTCTTTCGATGTGGACGCGGACGACTATTGTCTTGCGGGTTATAACGTTTTCATATGCGTAAGCATGGAGCATCTAGAGAAGGATTGTCAGGCACTTGAGAAGCTAGACTCTGGCTGCGTCGTCTCGATCTGCAGTCCTGATCTTGAAGACCCCGCACATGTGCGATCATTCAAATCTTTGGCGGAAATGGAGGATCGCTATTCGTCGCTTCTAGATATTAGGATTCGCCAGGAGCACAGAGACGGGGTGCCTAAGTTTATACTGAGCGGCTATAAGCGATGATGGGCAAGATGAGACCCAAGCACGTTTGGGAAAGGCGTCATGCCGAAAAGTTTTATTATTATTTAGAGTCGTCGGACTTTGAGCAGCTTTATGAC